AGGCTTATAAGACGGGTCGTGTTGAATATATGGAAGAAGAGCTAAACCAATTGATGCATGAAAAAACAAAAAATGAAACAAATGCTAAGTCTGCTTTTGATCAGAGAGTTAAGGAAACAAAACAAAAAGCAATTGAAGAAAATATTAAGAATGCGGAAAAGTCCGGAAATACATTAACACAATCAATTGATAATGAAGGTAATTTAATTGGTGTTACTAATACTACTACATCTTTTACAAAAGATCCTGAAACAATTTCTGTTGCTGATATTCGTTCTGAACTCTTTGAAGGAGAGAATATTGTAGTTGGAAATACTGATCATGGTGAAAGTGAACTTCTTAGTGGTCCTTTTGCCAAAAAAAAATAGATTAAATATAATATACTAAATTAATAATTAATATATTATATATTTGTTTTACCATTTACTCTTTTTAACGCTAATTTTTTGTCCTGCGCCGCGTTTTTTAACTGAATTTGGGTCATATTTTTCTTCTTCATCGTCAGAATTACAACCTTTAGACAATTCCCAAAATTCCTTTGAGCCTAATTTAAAATCATTATGACTATCTGCCTTATACCAAAATACTTGATCTTGTAATTTATTTGATTTTGAATTATTATTTATTACTAAGCACTCAAAATTTTCAGTACATTGATCCATTACTTGACAAAATGATTCAAATGTTGGAAACATCCCAGCATAATTTTCATAAATTCTTTTTCTATTCGCAATATAATTCTCTCTTAAAATAAAAACAAAATCAATATTTGTTCTTAAAGTTGGAGGAATACCTAACGGATATTGCATTGTTATCACTAACATTATCTTCCAATGTCTCCCGTTCATAAATAAAAGACGCATTAATTTATCTCGCGTCCATGTAGCATCATACAAACAATCATCTAAAATTACAAATGCTCTTGGATCTATTGAGCTTCGCTTAAATGTTTCCATTTCCTTTTTTACCTGTTTTAAAACGGTTCGTTGTCTTTTTAACACATTTTCTATAATTGCTGTATTATACTCATTATGAATAAATAATTTTGGTACCATTTTTGTATAAAAACCGTTGCCTTCTTCTGTGCCTGAAATTACTGTTCCTATTGGAATATCTTGGTGGTAATAAAGTAAATCACGAACTAAGAAACTTTTACCTGTGTCCCTTTTCCCCAATAAAACTACGACAGGTCCTTTATTTTCGTTAGGCTTAAAGCTAATAGATTTCATATCAAATTTTTTTAATTCTAGCGACATATATTATATTTACCTTTTTTTTAATGAAAAAAAATACGCATTTAATATTTTAAATTATTTATAATTATTTAAATATTTTGATTATAAAATAATTGAATTATTTCTAATGTTTTATCTGTTTTATTTTCAGGTTGAGTCCAATAATTAATTTGTTCCTTTAAACATTCTAAACGATTATTCCATTCTTTTTTATGGACTATCTTAACAATTCCTGTTATTTTTGTAATACTCCAACAAGACCGTACACGTTGATTATTTATATCAATATAATCATCTGGATTAAACCTGATAAATATAATAGGTCTATGCCCTAAATCTTGTGATAGTTCCATTAATCTTTTATTTTCACAAGAGCAATCGTATTTACTATGCTGGTTTTCATCTACCTCTACAATAATAATTTGATATCCTAGATCAAGTAGTAAATCTGGACGCTTAGAAGAACACCCATCTTGGATTTTTTTATCCGCAAACCAAGTAAAATTAGGAAATAATAGTTGTACGAATTCTATTACAGAAAACTCTTTTGTTTTATAATTTTTAGCTATAGGTTTATCAGGAAAATTGTAAATAAAACATCTTAAACAAAATCCTTCAAATTTTTCTTGTGGTCTTGTGCTACATAAATGAGTCTTACACGTTTTATGAACGACATCAATCATATTATCTTTTTTACATTGAAAACAATGTTTCGCGTTTAATCCTTCAAAATTATAAAGTGGTTGCGATGTTTTACAATAACATAATTTATTTCTACTAATCATACCATTTAATTTACAACTAACACAATATTTTGGTATTAATCCCTCAAAATTAAAACTTGCTTGAGCCTTTTCACAAAAACACATATTATGATTTAAATCTATCATATTATCTGTTTTACATTTCGCGCAAAATTTAGGTTTCAAACCTTCAAAATTAAAATTTGGTCTTGAACCACACGCACATTTAGGGTTTCGCATATCAACCATATCAGGCAATTTACATTCAAAACAATATTTCGGTCTTAATCCTTCATAATTATAATTTGGACTTGTTAGTTTTTTACAAAAGCATCGCTCATCTACAACATTAATCATATTTTCACTTTTACAAGAATTACAAAACTCGGCTTTCAATCCTTCATAATTAAAAGTAGGTCTTACTTTTCCACAAAAACATTTTTTTCTATGAGTTTCAATCATGCCTTCTTTTTTACAAAGAACACAACATAACGGTTTTAAACCTTTAAAATTCCATCTAGGTTGAGAACTATTACATTCACATTTTTTATTTAAAACATCTACCATATCAGGATCTTTATGTTCAGCACAAAATTTAGCTTTTAGACCCAGAATATTAAAGGTAGCTTTTTTACTACAGTTTTCATTAACGCAAATAGTCATGATTTATTTAATTAAAATAATATTAACTATTTAGTTTCAATTTTAAATTTAATATTCAATAATTTTGCTATATTTTTTCATAATTTTATGAAAAAGTATATTTAACAATAAATAAGTTTAAATAATAGGGAATTTATATATTAAATAGCTAATGATGGTTGACGTAAATTATCAAAAAAGAAAAAATGCCGAGCTTTTCAAAAGTTTAGAAGATCCTAAAAGTTTGTTTCTCTCTAACACTCAAAATTATATTCCAATTTATAAGAGATTTTTTGAATTGAATGATACAAATTGGAATAGTATCAACCTAAATCATAAATGGTATATTTCAAATATTAAGGAAAGTGATGAAGAAAATAGCAATGTATTTAATTGTAAAATTAAAAATATAAATACACAAAAAACAAAAGAAAAGGATGTATTTTTCAAATTGGCACCTCTTTTAGACCCATATAAATATTTAATCGGAAAATATGATATTAATAATAAAAATTTATTTAAATTACCTGATATAAATTGTGATGAATCTAGTGTAAATGCTAAATTTTTAGATCAAAATAATTCAGCATATGTAGATGGATTTTTTATATATTTAACTAGCAATTTGAATCAAACACATAATTTTTTACATGGATTAGATTATTATGGGTCATTTTTGTCTATTAAAAATAATTATAAATTGAATATATTTGATGACTTGGATTATTTAACTAATTCTGATTTTTTTAATAAAAATAAAAATGTATTATTTAAAGTTAATAATTATGATCATATTTTTCAAGATGAAAATAAAAAGAAAAAACCAATAAAAATTGAATATAATTTAAGCTCAAAATCAAATTTATCTATAAATTCAATTGATGATGAAACTTTTGAAGAAATTTTTGATAATGATAATTCTAGTAATTTAGAAGAATTAATTGATATGTCAAATTCAAATATTCTTGAAAATAACTCTAAAACCGCAACAATTAAAAGTACCTCTACTTGTTCATCTAGAACTTCTTATACATCATCAGAAAATAGTGATGATAAAGAGTCAGAAGAAACAGATACAGAAATAGATGAATTAGAAAAAGAAGAATGGGAAGATATTGATGAAGAGGATGAGGAAGATATTGAAGAAACAATTGAAGCTACTATTCCACAGTTTCCAGTTCAAGTAATTGGTATGGAATATTGTGAAAATACTTTTGATGATCTTATTTTATCTGATGAATTAAAAGATAAAAATGAATGGTTTTCAGCTTTTATGCAAATTATTATGATTTTGATTACTTATCAAAAAACATTTGCGTTTACTCATAATGATCTTCATACAAATAATGTAATGTATAATACTACAGATAAAAAATATTTATATTATTGCTACAAAAAAAAATATTATAAAGTTCCCACATTTGGTAAAATATTTAAGATAATAGATTTTGGAAGAAGTATTTATAAATATAATGGTAAAATATTTTGTAGTGATAGTTTTCAAAATGGTGGTGATGCGGCAACTCAATATAATACTGAACCATATTTTAATGATAAAAAAACCAGATTAGAACCAAACTATAGTTTTGATTTATGTCGTTTAGCATGTTCTATATTTGATTATTTAGTTGATGATTTAGATGAGGTTAAAGATATAGAAAAGTGTGATCCAGTTAAAAAATTAGTTGTTGAATGGTGTTTGGATGATAAAGGTATTAACTTATTATATAAAAATAATGGAGATGATAGATATCCAGATTTTAAATTATATAAAATGATTGCCAGATGTGTACACAATCATACTCCCCAAGCTCAATTAGAGAGACCCGAATTTAAATCATTTGAATATACTAAAAAAGATATTCCTAGTGAAGTAATTGACATTGATTCATTGCCTAGCTATATATAAATTTAGTTTTATAATACATTAATAAATAGTAAATAAATAGTAAATTATTATAAATTTCAATTAATTTATAATAATAATATAATGGATTCATATGGATTTATAATAACAAGACATGTTAATTCTGAAAAAACTAATAAGTATTGGAATAAATGTGTAAGATGTATTAGGGCATTTTATCCTTTAAGAAAAATAATTATTATTGATGATAATAGCAATCTAGATTTAGTAAAGGCTGATTTTGAATATTCAAATATTGAAATTATTCAATCTGAATTTCCTGGAAGAGGAGAATTATTACCATACTATTATTTTTATAAAAATCGTTTTTTTGATAATGCTGTAATAATACATGATAGCATATTTTTTCACAAAAGGATTAATTTTGAAAAATTAATCGGAGTTAAAATTTTGCCATTATGGCATTTTGATGCGGATAAAGAAAATCTTAGTAAAACCTTAAATATATCTAATAAATTGTCAAATAAAATAGAAATTCAAAGGAAACTTACATTAAATGATAGTATTTTAGGATTAAGTCATCAACAATGGTATGGATGTTTTGGAGTACAAAGTTTTATAAATTATAATTTTTTAAAATATATAGAAAAAAAATATAGTTTATTTAATCTTTTATCTATTGTAAAAAATAGACAAGATAGATGCTCATTGGAGAGAATTTTTGGATCAATTTTTTATACTGAAGAAATTCATAATTTAACCAAAATGAAATCTTTATTTGGAAATATATTTAGTCATCAAAACTGGAAATACACATTTGATGAATATGAAAATGATGTTAAACAAAAAAAAATATCAAAACCTGTTGTTAAAGTTTTTACTGGACGTTAATAATACTATGTCTATTTATATATAAAATAATTAATATAAATAATAAAATTAAATACAAATTATTATTAGTTTCTTCGTAATTATTTCTAAGAATAATTTTAGCATCAGCATATAATACTAAAATAATACAAAAAATAATAAAACTAGAAAATGATATCAAAAACTCTTTATATTTTTCCAATTTGTAGTAGTTTTCATATAATAAATACATAGATTTTAAAATATAAACAAAATATAAACAAAATATAAACAAAATATAATAAATAAATAATATAAAATGAATACATTATTTATTTTTTTTAACGCGTTTTTATTATTATTAATATTTTTAGCAGGTGGATTTAATAAAATTATTAATTTTAAAGATACCGTTAATTCTTTAGAAACACAAATAAATACAATCAAGTTAACACCTACATTTATTGTAGCAATTATCATTACAATTATATATTTTTATATTATTTTGAATCAGCAAATATATAATAAAAATAAGAGTTTGTATTTATCTTTATTGACAATAATAAGTATTACAATTATAGGGATACCACTTTTAGTATTCTTTAAAAATTATTTGAAACAATCTCTAACGCTTATATACAATACAACCATTTTGGGAGTAATAATGTTATTATTTTTTGGTAGTTTACTCGTATTATATTCGTTATTTACGGGTATGTATAAAGAGTACGCATATGTTGCAACAATTGGTCTAGCGACATTTACTGCTATGACAATTTTAATTTTTCATTTCCCAACAAATAAATCTGAAATTATTTCATTTATGAAGAACCTTTCTATTTTTGGAGGATTAATGTTATTATCACAACAATTTATTATTTAAAATTCTGGATTATCTGTAAAAACCTGAGGAGCTGATATATTTTCACCTACTGTTTCTAATACTGGTTTTAATTGTTCCATAATAAAATATCCTGAAATTACACTAAAATATACTAATAAAGTATCTCTTATTAATAATTTTAATGGCTTGCTTTCATTATCAATAAATCTCATTTCAACAAATTTTGAAATAAAAAAAACTATCGATATTACCATAGCAATAATAAATATATTATCCATTTAAAATACTAAATCATATTCTTATTTAGTTTTTTACGCAAATTAATTTAAAATCTCAATATCGTCAATTAATAAATCCGGTAATAATTCTAGTTTTGGTTCATCCATTACATGAACATCAAAATCTGATAATGATACTGATTGATCTGAAATATTTAATTTAATATTACTATCATCATCATCATCGTTATCATGTAATCTACTTTGCTCTGCTCTTTGTTTATTTAGTAGTTCTAAATGTTCAATTGATTTAGGAGAATTTACTGTAGATTCAATATTATTTGTATCACGAGTATAATCGGTATCATTAAATCTTAATTTAGAATCAGTATTTGTGTTTGGATTTGTATTTATGTTTTGATCATTACTGCCACCATTTATAGGACCTTCGTCTATATATTCTTCTTTAATTTCTTCTCTTACATCTTCTTCCACAGTTTCATCCATATATGCTTTAAGAATTGCTTCTACAGGAATGCTCTCTCTCAAAGTATTTAAAATACATTCTTGAACTATTACTTCTAATTCTCTATTATGTTTTTGAGTTTGAAGAGGAGGAATATGTATTTCAAATAAATATGTATTTTTATATACTTTTCTAGCTACATTAATATAAACCTTATGAATAAAATCATCTAATTTTGGAATATTAATATCTATTTTTTTTTGTTTTTGACCAACGCGCATAGCGGTTAATATCTTAAGTTGAATTATATGTACACATGTCACTAAATCTTCTAAATAAGAACAATGTGATTTATCAGATATTCGTTTTTTCTCCGCTTCAATAATTGTTGGATTCCACTTTGGAACTCTTGAAATAAAATTCTGAAATGTCATTAAATATTTATCCATTTCATTATTTTCCTTACATAATTTTATTGCTTCATCTAAGATTGATTTATATCCATCAACAATAAGAGGCGTTAAAATAGTAACTAATCTGGCACTCCATTCATTTTTACTTTCATGTAGTGAACTCAAATTAAAATCATCCATCAATATTAATACCCAATTTTTTAATAATTAATTATTAACTTATTATTAACTTATTATTAACTTATTATTCACTTATTATTTCTAAATTAAATAAATGATATATTTTCTAATGATAATTCCGAATCTAAAAATACAAAATTTA